CTTGTAATGAGTATTAAAAAGTGACGCATGACAGGCAGGCGTCCAGATGGCAGTGGTGCGGAAAGGGGCCCGGGGGAAACACCCGCCGGTTTCCCCCGGTGCTGGGAGCCGAACGGAGGAGCTGAGAGGATGGCTTGGGAGTACGCGGATCTTTTCGACGCGAAGGTCGGGACGGATGTCGGCGGCCTGATGGAGGAATACTGGAATAACATTCCGACAGAGATCAGGATCGGGGACATGGGGTACCGGACGAGGACGACCACGGCGGGCACCCGGCTCGAGGCTGAGGTCTATCCGATTTTCGGGAGAGAAAAGAACAGGGACCTGAAGGCAGCCAGGAAAAGCATCACGCCGGAGAGAGTCAAAAGGCAGAATTGGAAGCGGAGCGAGCACAGGCTTGTGCTGCTGGTCGAAGAGAATTTCCGGGCGGACAGGGATATCCACATTTCGCTGACCTATGAGGGCACGGAGCCGGACATGCGGCGGTGCCGTAAGGACATCAAGAACTATCTGAGCAGGGTCAGGCGGGCACGGGAGAAAAAAGGCTTGCCTGAGCTGAAATATATTTACGCCATCGGGCTGGATGCGGACACGAGGATCCACGCGCACATGATCATGAGCGGTGGCATGGGACGCGAGGAGCTCGAAAAGATTTGGGGGAAGGGTTTTGCCAATTCCTTCCGGCTGCAGGATTACGGAAATGGTTTGATCGGCATGGCCAAGTATTTATACCAGCAGACCGACGAGCGGAGAAAGACATCCGGGGCCATGCCATATATCAGGAGCTGGACAGGCAGCAAGAACCTGAGGAAGCCCAAGACGCGGACGAGCGACAGCAAGGTCAGCAGGCGGCGCGTGCGGATCCTCGCGCAGGACTACGAGTGCGAGGCAAAGGACATCATGGAAAAGATATACCCGGGGTATGTGCTTAAAACATGCGAAGTCTTTTACAGCGATTACGTGGACGGCGTATATATCCGTGCGGTGATGCGGAGGCTGGAAGATGAGCGACAATAGGCCGAAAAGAGGCAGACCGAAAAAGCCGGCTGCGAGCACAGCGCGGAAGGACTATTTCACTTCGACATCCGGCGCGGACAACATTCGCTGCCCGTTTTTCGTCGGGCACAATAAGACGGACATCATCTGCGAGGGGATCATTGACGGATCCAGGACGCGGTGTGCCTTTGCGCGGGAAGATGACAAGAGTTTTCAGCAGCAATGCTACTGCGAGCGGGAATATCAGCGGTGCGAGATCTATCTGAGCATCATGCACTGGCGATGGCAGGACGACAAGTAGGCCTGCGACTAACAAACACGCCTCCTGTCTGGTAAGGTTTTACTGAATCTTACCGGACAGGAGGCTTTTTTGTATGGCAGGACGCGTGAAACCGGAGGCCCGTGCGGCGGGTCCGGAGCGGGCTGCGCCGAAAAAGGCCGGACGGGCGGAGAAGCTGAAGCAGGCAGAGCCTGCGAAGGCCGGGAAGGGGCAGAAGAAACCGCCAGAGCGCGAGCGGCGGGAGCTGACGAGTGCGGAGTGGCGGAAGATCCGGATCGAGTACGTCAAGGGAAAGACCACATATCGCGAGCTGGCGGAGAAGTACGGCGTCACAGTGGGCACGATCGGAAAACACGCCTCTAAGGAAGGGTGGAAAAAGCGGCGGCAAAAACTGGACGAAAAGACGGAAAAAAAGGCGCTTGAGCGCGTGTGTGACGCGCGCGCGAAAGAATTTGAGCAGCTGGCCAGGATTAATGACCAGGCGACCGACGCGCTGGAAAACCTGCTGGCTTTCGTCAGGAAACAGCCACCGAGGAAGTACGACGATCTGCGCGGCGTGGAGAGCCTGACCAAGGCCATTGCGCAGGTGGTGCAGATCAAGCGCGATCTGTACAACTTGCCGAGCGAGGTGGACAAGGCCAGGATCGAGAGCCTGCGCGAGAAGGCGAAGCTGGAGCGGCAGAGGTTTGAAGAGGAACAGGCGGAGAAGGCCGCCAGCAAGAGCGCCGCTGCCGGTACAGTGTTCAAGGTGATCGTGGAGGACAGCGGCAAGGAGGCGGATCCAATGGATGAGTGAACGTGTGGTGGAGCTGAAGCCGAACCCGAAGCAGACGCTTTTCCTGAGGAGCAAGCGCAGGTATGTGGGCTTCGGAGGAGCCAGAGGCGGAGGGAAAAGCTGGTCAATCCGCGTAAAGAGCGTTCTGCTCGCGAACCGATGGCCGGGCATCAAGATCCTGATCGTCCGGCGGACACTGGTGGAGCTGCGGAATAACCATGTGGAGCCGCTGAAAGGATTCCTGCGGGGAATTGCGCGGTACAACCAGCAGGAGCGAAAGTTTGTGTTTCCGAACGGGAGCACGATAAGCTTTGAGTTTTACGACAGCGACAAGGACGAGATGAAGTACCAGGGCGTTGAGTACGACGTCATTTTCATCGACGAGGCGACACAATTTCAGGAAGCCTGGCTGAAAATCATCGCGGCCTGCTGCCGCGGCGTGAACGAATTCCCGCATCGGATTTACTACACATGCAACCCAGGCGGACCGGGGCACGCCTACATCAAGCGCGTTTTTATCGACCGGGATTTCCGGGGAGACGAGGATCCGGAAGACTATGAGTTTATTCAGTCGCTGGTGACAGAGAACAAGGCGCTGATGGAATCCAGCCCGGAGTATATCGGATTCCTGAAAAACCTGCCGCCGAAACTGAAAAAGGCATGGCTGTACGGGGACTGGGACATCTTCGAGGGCATGTATTTCGAGGAGTTCAGGAACGATCCGGAGCACTACAAAGACCGCAGATGGACGCATGTGATTGATCCGTTTAAGCCTAAGAGTCACTGGCCGATCTACAGGAGCTTTGACTGGGGATATCACAAGCCTTTCAGCTGCGGCTGGTGGACGGTTGACGAGGACGGCGTGATCTACCGGATCGACGAGCTGTACGGCGTACAGTATGCCGGAGGTGAACCGATCCCTGATACGGGCGTTAAGTGGGCGCCGGAAAGGGTTTTCAGTGAGATACAAAAGCACGAGAAAGAGCACCCGTATCTGGAGGGAAAAAAGATCATCGGCGTCGCCGATCCGGCAATCTGGGACGCGGAGAGTGGGATCAGCTTCGCTGAGACGGCGGAGAAATACGGGATCTTCTTTCAGCCGGGGGACAACGCGAGGATACCTGGATGGATGCAGATGCATTACAGACTCATGTTTGACGAGGCGGGATATCCGCAGATGTATGTATTCAGCACATGCAAAAATTTCATTCGCACCATCACGACGCTGCAGTACGACGAGCACAAAACAGAGGATCTGGACACGCACGGAGAGGATCACGCCGCAGACGAGGCGCGGTATTTCTGCATGATGCGTCCGATCAAGCCGAGGATTCCGAATGAGGGCAACCTGCCCGCATGGGGCGCGGATCCGCTGGACACAATGGGGAGGTAAGAGAAATGATCGAGATCAATGTCAACACGGCGAGGTACAAAGTCACGGTCAAGGGGCACGCGATGCCGGAGGAAAGCGCGGACTATCAGCAGATCTGCGCGGCGGCCAGCGCGCTGGCACAGAGCATGATGTACTGCCTGACAAAGCTGGAGGAGGACGGGAAGGACGCGTACAAGAGCGTCGAGTACCGGCATGATCCGGGGGACATCTACATCCGCGTATATCCGGAGGGATGGGCGGAGGCGAGCGCCAAGCGGAAGATCCGGGATTACGCGGACGGCATGGAGCTGCTGGCCATGAGTCACCCGGAGAGCATACACATGATCTGGGACGGGGAAGAAATCACGATGAGTAAGGAGGATCAGGCATGATTAGCGAGATTGAAAGACGGCGGAGGATGGAAGAGGCCATGCGGGAGCAGGACGCCGAAATGCCGGGAATGCAGCCAGGTATGCCGGAGGGCATGCCGCAGAATGTTGTGCCGGGAGAATCCGGGACAGCACCGGAGGCGGAGGTGCGCGCCGTGCGGACGGCGGAGGAGGAAGCAGCCTATCAGCGCGGTGCGCGGATGGGCGCGCAGAGCATGGCGGAGGCCGCGCAGGGAGGCGCTGCAGGAGAGATCAGGCAGCCGGCGCAGGGCGTGACCAAGGAGCGCCTGATCGAGGCCGAGCGCCTGCTGATGGAGTACAAAAAGGGCAAGGCCAGCGTGGAGCGCCGGATCATCAAGGCGCAGCAGTGGTGGAAGCTGCGCAACTGGGAGATGATCGAAGCTGAAAGAGGCACGAAGGGCGCGACCGTGCACAAGAGCGCGACCGCATGGCTGTGGAATTCCATCGTCGGCAAGCACGCGGATGCCATGGACAGCTATCCGGAGCCCGTGATCCTGCCGCGGATGGAGGAGGACAAGCCGCAGGCGCAGATCCTCAGCGAGATCATACCGGTCGTGCTGAGCATCAACGGCTTCGAGGAGGAGTACAGCGATGCCCAGTGGCAGAAGATGCAGGAGGGCACCGCCGGATACCATATCGGCTGGGACAAGACGAAGCTGGGCGGGATCGGAGATATCAGCATCAAAAACGTCAGCCTGCTGAACCTTTTCTGGGAGCCGGGCGTGGAGGATATCCAGGACAGCGAGAATGTCTTTTACGTGCAGATCGTGGACACGAAGCAGCTGGAGGCGCGGTATCCGCAGCTGGCCGGGAAGCTCAAAAACGCGTATCTGCGGCCCAGCGAGTACAGGAAGGACGATACCGTCAGCGTGGACGGGAAGAGCGTGCTGGTGGACTGGTACTACCATGTATGGCGCGGAGACAGGAAAATATTGCACTATGTGCAGTTTGTGAATCAGGAGATCCTGTACTCGACGGAGAACGAGAATCCGGATGTGGGCCTGTATGAGGACGGGGAGTATCCGTTTGTGCTGGACGCACTGTACCCTGTGCACGGAAGCCCGGCGGGATACGGATACATCGACATCGCTAAAGACGCGCAGGAGGACGTGGACACGCTTAATCAGGCCATGGTGCAGAATGCCGTGGTCACCAGCACGCCGCGGTACTTTATCCAGGGCGACGGGAGCATCAACGAGGACGAATTCGCCGACTGGTCAAAGCCTTTTGTGCATACCAACGGCGGGCTGGGTGAAAACAGCCTGCGGGCCGTGGAGACAGCCGGGATCCAGGGCAGCGCGATGAACATGCTGGAGCGCAAGATCGAAGAAGTCAAGGTTGTCACCGGGAACAAC